ATAGGATGTCCTGATCAAAATAATGATCCAGATCCAGGTAATACTGGTTGTTGTACACCACCAAGCACCACAGCATGTATGCAAATTAAAGCAGTAGAATGTAATTCTCATCAAATACCAGGACAACAATCAGTCCATATTACTCCTTGTGCAACTATTGATGGTCAAACACCCCAACAAGGAGATTCATATATGACAGGTAATGGAGTACCATATTTGATATATCTCCCTGATGGATCGGAATTTGTAAATCACTCAGGATATATAGATTATGAAGTAATAGAAGTAAATATGCCAGATGCACCCGCAGGTCAGCCTGCACCAACACCAGTTAATCTTCAGGGGGGAATGTGTCCTAGACCTACAACTACAACACCAAAAGACCCAAGAACAAAACATCAGACTGATGGTCAATTTGCTAATCCATTTAGCCCTCAATTTGATACCGAACTTACACATTATCATGATAATCCGGCATTTAAAGATGAGGAAGAAATTATATCTGAAATTCAAACAAGTAAAAAATTAAGAGCTTTATTTGAAGAAGAATTTTCACTTAATGAAGAAAAAAAGTTAAGAAACTTAATTAAAAAGGTGTTAAAAAAGAAAATAAAATGAAAAAACAACCTTTAATAGAACGTTTTCAAAAATTAGCAGGTATTAAATCTCTATATGAACAAGAAGATGTTGACTTAACAAGTGGAGAAATTGAAATTAGTTTAGAAGATTTAGATTTTGAAACACTTAAAAAAGCTTTTCCTAATCATTATCAAAAAGAAAAATTTATACGTCCTCAAACAGGTAAACCTTACTATGAAGATGCTATTTCATTTCCTAATTTAGATGACAGTAGTATGGTAATAGGGGATGAATTAGCATTAGGGGATTGGAAAGATAAAGTAAGTAGACGATTTGGAAACGTTGAAATAGTATTTAATAATGAAGCAAAAAATAGTTGGGATAGAGTATTTGTATCTGACGATGCATTTAATGCTGCGAGAGATAAATTTATTAGAGGAAAAATGTCAGCTATGCAAAGAGATATGGATAAAGGTAGAAGTATAGATTAAAATAAAGTTATGTTAAAAAAAGAATTTAAAAGAAAAGATGTAAATAGAGTCCGTAATTTAGTTATGGGTAAAAATGATGCATCTACAGGTACACAAATTGGTTACAATAAAAAAACAAAAGACTATAAAGAAGGAGACATTTGGACAGAAGGAAGAAAAACATGGACAATTAAAAACGGTATAAAACAAACAGTATCTAAATTAGATAAAATTAAAAAAGAAGTATTTATGCCCTTATGTTGTCCTAAATGTAATAAAGTAATGAAACATCGTTTTGATGAACCTAATTATAAAATTCATAAAAAATGTTGGAGTTGTGTTATAGAATTTGAACATAAATTAAGAACAGAGGGAGTTTATAATGATTATGAAAAAAATCTAAAAATAAAAAACAAAATATCTTTATTAGATGAAACTGAATCATATTTATTAGATATAGCTAATGCATCAAACGAAGGATATGTTTCTGAAGATGGAGTAGTTGAAAAATGGGTTGGAGGTATAGATAAAAATAAATTTACTAAAGACCTTAAACAATATGTTTCTAATACTAGAGAAAAGTTAAAAAAGGAATTAAATGACTAAAAAAGAACTCAGAGAATTAATAAATGCAGTCATTAAAGAATATATGGGCACAGGATCTAGTGGAGGGAACGCTGGAGATGGTAATAATATTACTTCTCCTAGAGTAGGGGGAGAATTCCCTACTGATGCTGAAGAAAAAGAACACTATAATAATAAAAATGTATATGGGGCCGAAGGGGGACATTATAAAAAAGAACCAGCTTTTCACAACCCTAATAGAACTAATTTTACAAAATTTTAAAAAAAATGAAAAAATTTAATTATAAAAAATGGGTAGTAGAAAATAAATACTATGGTAAACAACCACTAAATGAATTTTGGGGTATAATTGCGGGATATGTAGCTAATTGGTTATATGATAGATTAAGTGATTATTATGGATCTGGTAACCCGCTAGATTGGTTTGGTGGTATGGAAATCCCACCTCCACCACCATTTGGAATGCCTTTAGATGATGTAAAAGTGATAGCATCAACAAATGGTAATTTTGAAAACCCTGAAAACCCAGAAGAATTATATAGAGTAGTTATGAAATATAAACATCTTACTCCTTATGCTGATGCTCAAACTAGGGGAGATATGAAGATGATAAGAGAACAAGAAGATAAAGATCAGTATGGCCGTACTCAGGCTGATAGAGACTGGGAACAGGGTATCAACCCAAAAACAGACAAAAAAAGTACAGCACAGAATTCACCCTCTCAAGAAGAAAAAGTTAAAGTAAGTATAGATGGAGAAAAAACAGACGTTACAATTAATTATAAACCAGGTAGTAATCTTCAAGATGTTCAAATCAGTTGGGGAGAAGAATCACATACCGTAGATTTTGAATACGATGACACAATGGATGATCATGGTAATGAAGGTATGGACACATGGTTTACAGCAGAATCAGAAGATGGTAAATGGAAATTTGGATTAGAAGTTTATGTAGAAGCTAGTTTTCATAATTCAGGTAATATAGGAGATTGGGATTGGAATTCTTTAGAAATAGAAATAGATGATTCTAAGAAGGATGAACCTGTAGATGAAGCTAGGGGCCCATCAGGATGTCCCCCTGTATCTTGTAGAGATGGGTTAACACAACATCCAGATACTTGTAAATGTGTTCGAACTAGCTCTCTTATGGAATCTAAATTAAAAAAAGTAATAAAAAAACATTTGAGAAAATTAAATGAACAAACACAGGATCAATGTGAAAGTTTACAATCACACCCTAGTTTTCCAATGTGTTGTGAAAATGCTATAGGAGGTAATCCTCCTAACCCACAAGCTTGGTGGGAAGCAGATGAATGTACAAATATTTTTAATACCGCAGCTAGTATGGGATTAAATCAAACACAACTTGAAAATTGTTGTAAAGGTGTTTATAGTACTGGTTGTGAAGTAACATTACCAGCGTCTCACCCGTCTTGTGTAAAATGTTTCTCAAATCAAGCACAAGGATCCCCAGTTCCTCCAGGAGGAGCAGCAGCAGGAGCTCCAGGATCTGGAGATAATTGTGAATGTTGTGAAGATGATTCAGGAGAAGATCCATGTAGTGATAAAAATACAGCTCATGCACAATGTTTTTGGTGTAGACAAGAAAATAACCCTACACAAACATGTTCTATGGTGGGAGCTAATTTAGGATACGCTTTATCTAATAATATTCCTTTATTTTCAGATATAAATGATTGTCATGCACAAACAAGTTGTAATGGTCCTGGTGAAGATCCAGAAATAAAATGTCAATGTTGTGATAAACATAATCAACCTGTATCTATGGTACAAACAGTACCTTCTACTCCAGGATGTAGTGTTTTAAATAACCCACCAAATTTTACAAATTGTCAAACCCATCCATTATCTGGAGGAACACCGATAAAATGTAAAACACTACCAGGCCCAATAGATGATTTCCCTGTAGGTTTATCAGAAATGGTAAAAGCTTTAGGATATATAAAATAAAATAAAATGTCTGCAGATACTTTAAAATCTTTTATAAAAAAAACACTCAAAGAATTTAAGGGAAGCCCTTATGGTCATGCAACTCTTACTACTAGAGATTCAGGAACAATGTATAGTAGATTTACTAGAACAGGTAGACCACCAGGTATAATGGAAAATGAATTAGCAGATTTAGAAACTCGTTTAGCCCAATTATATAGAGAAATGGAACAAGAGGCTGAACCAGAAGGAGGCCCTATTGCAGACCAATATGCTGATGAAATTCATAAATTAGAAAGAGAAATTTCAGCATTAAAAGGAGATTCGGAAGGTGGAGCATCATATGATGAAGTATACCTTAAAGGTAAATTAGTTGGAATGACAGATGCCTATGAATATAATAATGGTAAAATTACAATTTATCCAGATTTAGGTTCTCTTCAATATAAAAGTAGATCTACTCAAGAAATAGTATTTACAAAAGATAGAGGAGAAATAGCTTTTGTAAGAGCTTTTGGAAACAGACCTATATATGATGAACTTAAAAACGTATTTCCTGAAATCCCTGTACCAGGAAGTTCACAATATTCAGGATTTATAAATATATTAGCAGATGATGGACCTATTCCTGTAGATTTAGATACAGCAAAAGCAATGATTCAAGCTATGAAAAAAGGAAAAGACGCAGAAGCAAGAGCACAATCAGCTTTTTATACAAGACAACCTGGAAGAGGAGGCACGGGAATAGATGAATCAAAACTCCCTGCGAGTGTAATGGATAAATTACAAAAATGGTGGCATAAAATAAAAGGAACCCTTGGTGAAGAAATAACTGATAAAGAAGAAAAAAAGCTTAAAAAAATAGAAAAAGGACTTAATAAAGCTTCTAAATTACATAAAGCACAATCAGCTGCTTTAGCAAATTCTTCAAAAGCACATAAAAGTCAAGCTAACATAATTAATAAAATAGTTGGTGAAGAAGAAATACATGGTAAAGAAGTAGTAATAACAGCTGAGGGATTACAAAAAGCCCTCGAATTTATAGGTAAATATCTTACTAGAGAACGTGCAAGAGAATTAAATAGTGATTCTATTAATAGATTATTTAAATTATTTGATGTAGAAGATTTAAAAACTTTAATTGATATTTTTCCAAGAAAGATAAAAGACCTTAAACCTATTCTTAAAAAAATGGAACCAGCAGAAGCTAAAAAGTTTGGTTTAGAAATAAATAAATTACATGTTGATATGAAAAGAAAAAATCTAAAAGAACAAGCAGCTGAAGATAAAGCTTATCAAAGAAAATTAAAATCAATGCAAAAAGCAGTCCTTCAATTTCAAATGAATTATGTAATTAAAAAAATGAATGATGCTAGATCTAAAGCTTCTCAAGCAATGAGTAAAAGTTCAGAAAGTTTTGAAAAACAAATAGCAGCATTAAAAAAACAAATACAAGCAATAGATAAACCCCCTAAACAACAAGGACAAGGTCAACAAAATGAAAACTTATTACAACAATATATAAATGAAAGAAAAAATAGTGATTTAATGAGTTTTATGGATACTTATAGAAGAGGAATATTGTTAGAAGGAACTATGAAAGATGTGTTTAAATTATTTGATAAAGGTAAAACAAATGAAGAAGTAATTAAATATTATGAAGATTCGGGAATTACTATGCCTGAACAATTTTTAAAGAAAATAAAAACACATTATGAAAATTTTAAAAAATTAAAATTAGAAATGGGGTTTGCTGAACAAGAAGCTAAAGATGTAGTTGTTCCCACTCCTCCAGAAATACAATTATTTGATATTCCTGAAGAAGAACCAAAACAATTATCTTCAGAATTATCAAAAGAAAAACAAAATAAATAAAATTATGGCAGGAATAAGAGTAAAATTAATATCAGGAAGTCAATCAGCAACAGGTAGCTTTACTAAACTTCTTTATTCAGGATCAGGAACTATATGTGATAGAATAGATTTTGGAAATTTAAAAGACCCTTATGATGGAGGGACATATAATACAGTTACAGATTTACAAGCATTAAATCATGGAACATATTTAGATGGTCCTATTGCAAGTTTTCATGTAAAAGATGAATCAGGAGCAGTATTAGCTTATTATAATGATGGAACTTTAAAAAACGTACAATAAAATGACAAATAGACCATACGCAAAAAATGCAATATATGTTGCTCCTAATACAGATGCAACAGGTAGTTTTTCAAAAATATTTGTATCTGGATCTAATACAGTATTTAATAGAATAGAATGGGGAACATATGCAGATCCTATAAACCCAGTTATAGGAAAACACGTTAATAAAATAGATGGTTTTCCTGCTAACACATACTTAGAAGGCCCAATTATTGCTTTTTCTATACAAAATGGAACAGCAGGAGTAATAGCATATAAAGAATAATGGATAGTCTTAAAAAATATATAAAAAAAGAGCTTAAATCTTTAATGGAAGCTACAATAATAAAAAGATATCCAATACCTCCTGAAATTAAACATGCTTTAGAAAATGATCTTAGAATGAAACCTTTACAACGTTTTGTAAAAAACCTAAAAGCAGTTAATTCTATTCCTCCTTCATATAGAATATTTCTTTTAAATGGTCAACATTTTGATATATATTATGAATCATATTCTTTAATGGCTAAAATAGGGATAGACGAATATTATTTGGGGGATATAGAAGAAAAAAATTATGCTATAAAACATATCAATAGATTAATGACTGAACCTTTAATGAAAAAAGGGGATGATGAATCAGAAGGGGATATAGCACCTCCACCAGTTGGCCCCCCTGATGCTTCAGGAGAACCAACTGAAGAACCAGAAGTATAATGGATTATAAAGAAAAGTTTGGAGATTTATATAGGACTGCTAAAGAAAAATACAATATTCAACAGCAACCTAAATTAATTTTACGTCAAGATGAAGTAAATGCTCAAAAAATATTTGGAAGGACTGCATATTATGATCCAGAAGAACAAATAATTGTTGTATTTATTACAGATAGACATCCAAAAGATATTTTAAGATCTTTTTGTCACGAATTAATCCATCATGTTCAAAATGAACGAGGTGATTTAAACAGGGGAGATGCTTCCAGCCCCACTTATGCTCAAGATGATGAACATATGAGAAAAATGGAAATGGAAGCTTATTTAAAAGGCAATTTATTGCTTAGAGATTTTGAAGATAATTTTAAATACCAATAATTAAATGTCACAAATATATTCAAGTTCAGCACCTTTAATAGCATTTTTTGAAACAGGAGATGTACCTACAGCGGATAATTTTGAATCTTTAATTAAATCTTTTGCTGTATATGATGGTACTTTAACTATAATTAGTGGTAGTAGTACAAGTACTGGATCTTTTGGTCAATTAGTTATTGGAAGTGGGGTTAATTCAAATATATTACCTAATGTAGATAATACACATGATTTAGGATCTTCTACATTAGAGTGGAAAGATTTATATATAGATGGAACTGCCCATATTGATACAATTGGAAATGGGGTAGCAATCCCTAGTATTAGTAGTAGTATTAATATTAGTGGATCTTTATTACCTAATAAAGACGATCATTGGGATTTAGGAGCTTCAGGATTAGAATGGAAAGACTTACATCTTGATGGAACGGCAAATATAGACACATTATCGAATGCAACTGCAACAATAACCACAGCAAATATAACCACAGCAAATATAACTACAGTTGGTAATGGGGTAGCAATCCCTAGTATTAGTAGTAGTATTAATATTAGTGGTTCTTTATTACCAAGTGCAGATAATAAATGGAGTTTAGGAACAGCAAATAATTCTTGGAAAGACTTACATGTTCAAGGAACTGCTACTATAGGTACTTTATCAATTTCATCTTTAGCTAATAGTGTATCTATTACAGGAATTAGTAGTAGTACTCAAGTATTACAATTAAGTGGTTCTTTTATACCAGCAACAGATGATACTTATAATTTAGGATCTTCAACCCAACAATGGAAAGATTTATATGTAGATGGAGTAGCTTATATAGATAAAATATCAGGTTCATCAGGAGATCCAGATTCAGCACTGACTTCAAGTGTACATATTGTACCAGGTTTAGATGACACATATAATTTAGGATCATCTGATTTACAGTGGAAAGATTTACATATAGATGGAACAGCAAATATAGACACAGCAGCTATAGATACAAGTACTGTAAGTGGAGTAGGAACAATAACCACAGCATCTATTAATAACTTAAGTTCAAGTTTAATCCCAGATAAAGATAATACTTATGACTTAGGTAGTTCAACAAGGGAATATAAAGACATATATTCTGATGGTATTATTTATTCAGATCAATTAGGAGCAGACGGAAATGGTGTAGCTTTAGCCTATATAAATGTTATAAGTTCTTCTAATGATTCAACTGCTATTTCTTCTAGTGTATCTTTAGTTCCATCAACAGATGATACTTATAGTTTAGGTTCATCTACATTACAATGGAAAGATTTACATTTAGATGGAACAGCAAATATAGATAATTTAGCAGCAGATACAGCTTCTATAGGAAGAGTATCAACATCTTTAATACCAACAGCAGATGACGCTTATGATTTAGGATCTTCAGATTTTAGATATAATGAAGTATATGCTACTAGTCAGTCATTATCTACTAGTGCAAGTTTATCAGCTATTAAATTTGAAAACTTACCAACTTCAGTAGCACAAGCAAGACTTATAGGAACAGGATCATTATATTTATCAGGGTCTACAACAGATGGTGATGGACAATTTTTATGTGTATTTACAGGATAATAATTAAAAGGTTATAATAAAATTAATAATAAAAACAAAATGTTATGAGTATATTAGGAACAATATTTAGCGGAGGAGCTAAAGATTTAGTAGAAGGTGTAGGAGGAGTTATAGACAATCTACATACTTCTAAAGAAGAAAAATTAGAAGCAGAACAAAAAATTAAAGAATTAATAGCTAACTACGAGGTTGAAATGGAAAAAAACATTACAGATCGTTGGAAAGCTGACATGAATAGTGATTCATGGTTAAGTAAAAATGTAAGACCACTTGTTTTAATTTTTCTTGTGGTTTGTACCGTTTTAATGATATTTATTGATGCGGGAACTATTTCATTTGTAGTAGAACAAAAATGGACAGATCTATTACAATTAGTATTAATAACAGTAATCGGTGCTTACTTTGGTGGTAGGTCATTCGAAAAAGCTAAAAAAATTAAATAATTATGAAAAGATTTATATGTGATTTAGTATATGCACTATCATTTAGAAATATATGTTTTGGATGGTGTGGTTCAAAAATAAAATGTGATTGTAATTGTAATTGCTAAAAACATTTAGTTCGATTCATAGCCGGACGACTTAAATAAATTTTTTAGAGAGCTGTGGCCTCCAATTTGGTAGTCACAGTTTTTTTTTGTACGCTACCACAAAATCAATAAAAGTATGAATATAGTAATTGTAGGAGCGGGAGTTGCTGGTATAAATGCAGCAACAAAACTAGTAGACAACAATTTCAAAGGCAAAATAACAATTATTGATATGGGTTTAGATCCATATCGTAGACCAGCATCCGATGTAATGAGAGGTTTTTTAGGTGCTGGTGGTTGGTCAGATGGTAAATTAACCTACCATACTTCAATAGGTGGTCATCTATCAAAATACACAGGTGAAGAAAAAGCAATGGAATTGATGGATCAAGTTATTGAAAACTTCAAACGATTTCATCCTAAACCAGAAAAAGTACAATGTTCAAACCCAGTAGATGAACCCGATTTTATTAAACCCCATTTTGGTTTACGCTTATTCCCTGTATGGCATGTTGGAACGGATTATCTACATGAAATTGGCAAGAATTGGTATGATTATTTAGTAGATAAAGGTGTAGAATTTAAATGGGAAACTAAAGTAACAGATATTCATTTTGACAAAAATATATTATTTTATGATGGTGGTTGGGAAGATTATGATACACTTATATTTGGTGTAGGTAAATCAGGAATCGATTTTGCAAAATCCTTATCTGAAGATTATGAATTACCAACAGAACCAAAACCAGTACAAATTGGGGTACGTTTTGAAGCACCACAAAAACATTTTCAAAAATTAATTGATATTGCTTATGATTTTAAATTATATAGAAAATTTGATGCTGAAGGTGTATCATTAAGATCATTTTGCACAAATAATAATGCAGCTTATGTTGCAGCTGAACATACTTATGGAGATATAAGTTATAATGGTCATGCTAAAAAAGATAAAAAATACCAAAATGATATGACTAATTTTGGTATATTAATGGAAATTAAAGGTATAGATGAACCTTTTAAATGGGCAAGAGAAGCAGTAAAGAAAATGCAAGAAGATGGTGTAGGAACATTTTATTCCCCAAGTCATAGAGTACCTTCAAAAACTACAGAAGGAGATTATGTAGAAACTAAAGTAGTAGAAAACATGGAACCTTTATATGATGCAATTGGAGATTATGCTATTTACATTCAAGATTTTATCCATGATATGGAAAAAGTATTTCCAACATTAGGTAAAGATTGGGGCATTTATATGCCTGAAGTAAAATATTTAGCACCAGAACCTTTAGTAAATTACGATGATTTAAGTCTTACTAGGTTTCCCAACGTTCATTTTGTAGGTGATGCATTATCAGCAAGAGGTATAACAGTATCAGGTGCACAAGGTACATTAGTAGCAGAACAATTATTAAAAAACTAAATATGAAAATATTAAATAAAAAAGAAAAAGAAAAAGCATTAAAGGAAGAAATAAAAAATGTTAGAAAATGGTTTAACCCAAAAACTAAAGTAAGAAGAGTTTATAAAATTGAAGAAGATGGTACTAAAACAAGAGCACGTGTAATTGATTTTGGAAATAAAGTAGTTTTTCATGATGAAGAGGGTCCTGCTTTAGTTAATAAAGAACAAAAAAGAAAAGAATATTATTTAAATGGTATCGAATATGATTATGATACATGGAATGAAATAATGAAAGGTAAAGAGGGTTTACCTTGGTATAAAAACCCTGCACATAAAGGAACATCAAGACATTAATATGAAAATAGGTTTTTGTGGAACAATGAGTGTAGGAAAAACTACACTAGTAAATAGTTTAAAAGAATTATCTGAATTTAAAAATTATAATTTTAGAACAGAACGTTCAAAATATCTTATGGAAATGGGTATACCTTTAAATACAGATAGTACCTATAAAGGACAATTAGTATTTGCGGCTGAAAGAGCAGCCGAATTGATGCAAGAAAATATAATAACAGATAGAACTATTATTGATGTTATGGCTTTTTCTAATTTATCTACATCTATGAAAGATTATGAAAAATTTCACCTAGGTTCAGCTTTATATCATTTAATAAAAGAATATGATGTTTTATTTTATGTTTCTCCTGAAGGAGTAGAAATAGAGGATAATGGAGTAAGAGAAACAGACGCTAATTATAGAATGAAAATTGATAAAGAAATAAAATCTATTATACAAATGCATAGAAGTAATACTCCTACGATTAAAGGTACTATAGAAGAACGTATAAAGCAAGTTAAAAAAACAATAGCTCAATACGTATAATATATAATATGGCCCAACAAAATATAAAACAAATTATAAAGCAAGAGTACATTAAATGTGCTAAGGATCCTGTCTACTTTATGAAAAAATATTGTTATATACAACATCCAACAAGGGGTCGTATACAATTTAATCTTTTTCCTTTTCAAGAAAAAGTACTAAATTTATTAAATAAAAATGACAGAAATATAATACTTAAATCAAGGCAATTAGGGATTTCAACCTTATCCGCAGGTATTTCTTTATGGATGATGGTATTCCAAAAAGATAAATCAATACTTGTAGTAGCAACAAAACAAGATACAGCTAAGAATTTAGTAACAAAGGTTAAATACATGTATGATAATTTACCTTCTTGGTTACAAATAGGATTTACAGAAAATAATAAATTAGCACTTCGACTTAAAAATGGATCTCAAGTAAAAGCAGTATCAGCAGCAAGTGATGCTGGTAGATCAGAAGCAATATCTTTACTAATTGTAGATGAAGCAGCTTTTATTGAAGAAAACAGAATAGAAGACATTTGGGGATCTTCACAACAAACATTATCAACGGGGGGTAAAGCAATTGTACTTTCTACACCTAATGGAACAGGTAACTTTTTTCATAGAATGTGGGTTAAAGCCCAAGAAGGAACTAATGGATTCATCCCTATTAGATTACCTTGGACAGTACATCCAGAAAGAAATCAAGAATGGAGAAATAAACAGGATGAT